TCAAGCTGCCGGCCCGCCTTAAAGCGACGCGAAAGGAATACGGCACCTTGGGCCACTACCGGCAACAATTCCCGCGCCTGCTGCGCCATAGGAAGGCTAGACGCCATGTAATTGCCCATCGCGGTCATAAACTCAGTCGCGGCTTGCTTGTCGCCCTGCTCATCAATCGCAATCGTGCTGTCGGTCTCGATCTCAATGCGGAAGCTCCGCATGGCATCCTGACGCAGCAATTCCACCGCCGGCATAAAAGCCCGCTGAAATTCTGGCGCCTGTTCCTGCAAGCCCGACATCAGCGCAATCGTCTGCGGCTGGAAATGCTCGGCAATCACCTCGGCGGTAAGCGCAATCAAGTCACGCGCAAACCGCGCCACCTCATTCTGTTGTTCCTGCAAGCGCAACGCGGCAAACTGGCCCTTGATCTGTTGCGCCGTGGCAGTCTCGGAAGGCGCAGAATAGCCGCGCACAATGTCCGAAATGCCTGTGATCTCGTAAATCTGCGCTTTGAGCGCCTGTTCCCGGCCCGTCAATTCGCGGATCGTGGCAATAATGCCTTCCAGCGGCACGAAATCCATCACGCCGCGCAAGCCGCCCTTATCCGAAAAAGTCGCCCATGTATTGACCGGGATCAGCCCGTTATCGCCGCCTTCTTGGAACAATCGCCCAATGCTCGCATCCTGCGATGCATCATAAACGCCTGACACGCGGCAGGCTTCCGTCAGCTTGGACAAGCGATGCGTAATGTCGTCCAAATCATTCGCCTGATCCTTGTAAAACAGGAAATCAGGCGTCGGGATCAAGCTGTCAGTCGTGAGCGTCGCAAACAACGGTTTCGGGCATGGGAAGAACTCGCGCAAGCGCAGCGGGTCCTCACGCTCATCCAGCGGCGCTTCGTGGCCCTTGGAAATCCAGCAAACCTTGCGTTCGGCTTTGTTCCAAATCTCATAAACCTCGGCGCGGGCTGCCAAACCATCACGAAAGCGCGCCTCTGGCGTTTCAGCATTGTTTTGCTGCAAGCGCGCATTAAGCGGCACGGCATTGCCAATTTCTTCGCCAAACCGCTCAATCAATTCGGCGCGCGTCATCATCACGCGGCGCGCAACCCAGCGCACTTCGCGCCAGGTCTTGGCGGGCGACATCAGGAAATCGCGCCACGCCACGTAATCGTGCGCCACTTCTTCGAATACCAGCATATCGCCGGGTTCTTCTGGCGTCTCGGCCTCATACTCGGAAGCGTCGTCAGTAATGCCCACGCCCTCGGAAGGCGTCGGCGGTTGCATCTTCTCAAAATGCGGCACATAGCGCAGCCAAGCCGTGCCACGGCCAACGATCAATCTATCGTCGCGCGCTTGCTTGATCACCTCGTCGAATTGGTCGCTGTCAGTCGCAAAAGTAACGGCGCGCTCAAGCACTTCCGCCGCCGTGCGGCCAATGGGGTCAGCATCCTTGAAGCGCCGTTCAACGACCGGCTTCGCGCGGCGCGCGTAAAGCGCAGGCTGCAAGGTGGAGACATTCGACCAAAAGATGTTGATGCGGCGCTCGCCGTCATCCGATGAAGATGCGTTCTTCCTCTCATCCCGATACCGGCGCAAGCAACGCTGTGCGGTTTCATGCCAGTCGTTGCACCATTGCTCGGATTGCTCGATCTCGACAATCCACCGGCGGTATTTGCCTGCCGGCGTGTCATAATCGAAATCTTCCGTATCTTCTGACATGCGCGCGGCTTACACGCCTTGGCCGGATGTCGCGTAAAGCGTCGCGGTTTGCGTGGCATTGCAGATGGCCGCCACCCCAGTCACGCCCGGCGGCTTGCTCAAAATTCGGCGCTCACCCGCCGCGATGGGATAAGCCGCCGTGGTTGCCGCGCCGTTGAATGTCACAAAGCAAACATTTGGACCGACGTTTAGAAAATCCACAACAGACGAACCAGCGTTAGCCGCATTGAAATTGGCATTGCTGCTGGTTGCGGTTACGGCAAGCGTTAGCGTCTGCCCTGGGCTAAATGGAACATTCAGCATGTCAGCTTTTCCTTACCACCGCGAAGCGCGCGGCGCGGTTTTCCATAGGTCGTTGAAAGTGGCGGTATTGCTCGCGCCAACCGATACAATAGCGCCCGGCTGATGCACGGGCTTCTGCCGCACCCATGGGCGGCTCATGCAAGCGTAGCGCGCCTCATCTGGTGCGTGGTCTTCACCGTCGCTGTCCACATCTTCCGGGCGGTCCGGGTCATGCTGCAACGCCGGCAGAGTGCGGATTAGGTCGCGGCACGTGCTGAAAAACAACACGCCCGGCCCGGTTTCATCCCCGCGCAGCCTGGCTCGCACTTGGTCCCATCCGCCAAGCGCGCCTTGACGTGACACGCGGGCATTGTCCGCCGGGCGGAAGAACACCTTGGCCGCGCGCGCCATGCGCTCGGCAATCGAAGGCCCGCCGTCACTAGCAAAGATGGCCGGGTCCGCCACACCGTGAAAGCCATTTTCAGGCTTAGGATCGCCCGCCTCACGTTGCGCGATGCCCTGCGCCACTTCCTCGGCAGTCATTCGCAAGCCTTCGTTTGGCTTGCCGGTGCTGCCATACCATTCCCGATACCGCACCAACCTGCCGCGCGGGATATCGGCCAATTCGCCGTCAGACACCGCCCACCAGCCCACGCTGAAAGGCCTGGCGCTGCCCCAGTCCAGGGACCTGAAGCGGAACCAATGCTCAGGCAATTCGCGCGGCGCAATGACGTGCCGGCCCATGTCAAACTCGGGGAAGAACGCCCCCGCAATGACTGACCAATCGCCTTCAAGCCAAGCCCGCACCAATTCCGGGGCACCACTCGCCCGCAGCCGCGCCACATAATCCGCGCCCAAGTGCCGGTTATCGCCAACCCGCGACGGGATATAGACCCGCTCCAGGCCGCTCACATCGTCTTTCATGACGCGCCAGCCCATCGGCTCAGGGTCAATGTAGCGCGCCCGCACCCATTGATGCCCCGGCCCGCCGGGATTGCCCGTCAGGCGTATGCGGCAGGGCACGCCAGAACCGGACCGCAACGTGGCAAACAGCTTCAGGATCGGCGCCGGGCTGGGAAAGTTGCCAGCCTCCTCGACATAAACCCGCGTGTAACTGTGACCCTGATAGCTTTCGGCGTCCGCGTCGCGCTCAAGATAGGCGAAAGTCAGTCTTGCCCCGCCTGGCATTACGCACCGCATGGGCACCGCGGTAAATTGCGCGCCTAATGGCGTGAACAGTGCCCGGGCTCGTTCGAATGTCTCTTGCAATTCCGTCCGCGTGCGGCGGACCATCAGGCCTATCGCCTGCTTGCCGTATCGGTCAGCATGAACGGCCCATTCGCCCAACATGCCGTCAGTCTTGCCGCCGCCGCGGGCGCCGCCAAAGAAAACCTCAAAGACCGGGCAGGTCAGTAGCGCCGTTTGAGGTCCCTTTTGAGGTTGCCAGACTACGCTTGGGGCTGGTGCTGCTTCGCCCATGCTTCGGCGTCCTCTGCCTCTGCTGGCGCCATGATGACGTAACCTAGCCGCTCGCCGTTGCTGGTCACGTCCGTCTTGCTCTCAGGCGGCGCGATCCGGTCCAGCAAGTCTTTTGCCGCCGCGTGCCCTTGCGGGTGCAACGGGTCCAGCGCCCGCGTGAATTGCGCGGCGAGAATTTCTTCTTTGCGCGCTGCGATCTGCGCCTTGATCTCGGCTGCGACTTCCTTGCCGGCGGACTTGGCCTCGCCAGTCGGCTGCTGCTCGGCGGTAAAACTTTTGGCCGGGCCTGCGCCTGGCCCGTAGCCTGGGCCGGTCGCTGCGCCACCGTGGCCCGCGCCGTTGCCTTTGCGAGTTGCGGAGCTGCGCGCCATGTCTTGCCTGTGGAAAAGCCCGGTAGCTTTTTGGGCTCCGGGCGCAATTGTGAGTTATATTCCCTCGCTACAAGCCCGGCGGGGGCTTGTCAAGGGGTTTTGGCGGGGCAGGCAGGGGCATCCAGTGGGTGGGGTTAAACGAATAGCCTTTCGGACCGTAGCGCCATTTGCCGCGTTGACGATAAGCGATCTCGTAAGTCAGATTTTCATCCCATGCGAGAATGGCCTGCCCATCCCTCGGCGCGGTCTCAATCGGTTGCCATTCCATGGTCATTCCCCCCATCTGCCCCAAGCCAAAAATAGGTCATTTGCCGTCTACGTTCCGGTTTTGGCCGGACAAGCACATCGCAGCCGTATACCCAATAATCGCACTTGACTTCCTCGCGGCTATTCATAGCTTGCCGCGCCGCGCGCATTACAGCCGCACCGCATTCCAGCGCTGTTTTTTGCAAATAATCCATCACATCCCCCAAAACTCAGCCACGCGCTGCATTCGCGGTCTCAATCGGTTGCCATTCCATGGTCAGGGCTTTTTTTTCGGCGCCGGCGTTGCATAGGCCGCTGCGGCGCGATCTTCCAGCCAATTTGAAACCGCCACCGGTATCGGCAGCGCCCCGCGCGCCCATTGCCGGACGGTGCCCTCGGCATAGCCAAGTTGCCGGGCGAGTCCCCGCTGGGTCCAATCCAGCAGGGCTAGGCATTGGCGGAAGTGGGTGGGGGTCATATCAATAAATCCGCTGCCCACCAGCATGCTTGACGCAAATAACGTCGGCCCAATCTGGCGCCAGCGTCGTGCAATCAGCATCGGCCCAAATAGCACCTGCGCCCTCATCATCGGTAACGATGTACCAAGCAATGAGAGCCTCCTTGCTGTTGTCGTTGTAAAAGTTAAGCGCCGCGTCATAGGCGGCTTCGCTAGGAAACCTATACACCGCTCCAGTTTCGTCGTTTGTAATTGTAAATTCACTCATCGGGTTATCTCCTCGTTTGCCGGGCATCAGCGCCTCGGTAAGATTGTTATACGCAATTCGCGCATGGGATGCAAGAGAAAAAACGCATCGCGCGCATTTTTTTTCACATGCCCCAAAATTCGGCTAGGCGCCTTAATCCAGCCCGCACCGCGTGAGGCCGCTCGGGCGTGCAATTCCACAGGATAGCCCAATGAACCGCATACCGATCTTGCGCCAGCACCTCATCCGCCGCGCGTAACTGCGCCAGCAACCACACCAGCCTATCAGATGGCCCGTTGAACGCCCCGCCGCCTGGCCCGCCGCGCATGGCAGGCTTGCCTTCGGACAGTAACGCCGCCTCCTCTAACCAAAGGCTGTATCGGTCCGCCGCCTCGTGTTGGGCATCGGTCAGGCGGCCCTCGCTCCATTCGGCATGATACCACACCCGGACGCGGGCGCCCTTCACGGTGCGGCTGGGCTGGTCAGGATCGGCCCTGTAGCCGATCTCAAGCGCGCCGTTGCGGATGCGCTGGGCAGGGCCTAAATCGGCCTCATGCGGTGAGCGCCGCGCGCGCGCGGGTTTCAGCTTCGTCATGGCGATAGCTCCATTCATGTCTAGCTTCCTTTCAACCGCGCCGCAAGGGCATTAAACCGCGCTACAAGCCCCTCAAGGTATTCCCGGCTAGGCTGGTCCAGCTTCGGGTGCTGCAAGCCGTCCTGCGCGGCTCTGGCGCGGCGGTCATGCCTTGCGCTCCTGTTGCCGCACAATCTCT